ATTTAGTTAAGAAGAGTCAGAAAGGGCATGGTGTATTCGTGATTCTTTTCACGGTCATCATGATTATATATATAGGCCTGGCACTTTTATTGTGCCTAAAGTATGCACACAAGTGCTCTGAAGATGGGACGCCCACGTTGTGGAAGCGGGCGAAAGATAAAGTTTTTGGCTTCTTTAATCACGAAGCCACCTGCACTAAGGAAAGTGAAGTTTCTAGTGTGCAGGGTGTTGCACTTAGCAGTGTTGCAGATGCTGTTCAAGAATTGGTGGATGACGTTCAGCCAGGCATTTCTGTTGCTAGCTCCAAGAAAAAACGATCCAAGAAGAAGGGTAGCAATTTTTGCACAGGCGTACCAATAAATGAAGCTACGTCTTTCTATTTGATTAGCAAGAGTTACTATCTGACCGACTCGGATGGTTATTGTCCTTTTAGCTCCCCCCTTGAAGGTGAGGACTTGGCGGCAGCCTTAGACGGCGCGCAGGAAAACTCCAAAGAGGGAAAACGCAGGGTGTCGCACGCGAAAACGCGACCATATAGGAAGTCCAGTGGGAAGGGTGGTGGATTCACTTCCGCTCCTTCCAACAAAGCAAAGCTTAGGGACCTCCCGAGTAAAAAGACAGCTGGCTCTAACCACTTGTGGTATGATGCCATTAGCAGGACTGTCAAGTGCGGAGATGATCACGTGGGACATTGGGATGGCCATGATTTCTATTCAATTTTAGACAACACAGATCTTCACGACTTAATAGAAGGCCCCGACGCTATGCACGACCAACTCTTTTATGAGAGTCGCCAAAATTGCGTGGAGACTGGTGCTGGAGACGAAGAAAAACTGGAGTCGTACACACCAAATTTGGTGGTTCCTCCATTGATGCGTGAGAAGACAGGAGTGATAACTCTTGATCATCCTACGCTAGGCCAGCAAGCAGGGACGAGTGTTACAGGTTCTTGTTTTAGGTTGAGGATTGAGTTCGCTAACAAGTCTGTTGCTGATGTGCTAGTTACAGCTAAGCATGTCGTGGAAGGTTGGCAGACTGCCTCGATCACAATTGTAAACCGATGTGGACTGGAAATAGTCCTTCAACTCACGGGTGGAGTTGGCTTTGTCGAATCTGACAAGTTCGATGTGGCCTACATCCCATGGAAGTTAGTGGATACAAAAGATCATCCACTAATCGGAATGCCCGCTTTTAGAATCAGAGCTGAAGATGCTAAGGGCCTCAATTCGTATGATTGGAGCTCCGTGTCATGTGCTCTCTTCAAAAACTCTGGCAGCATTGCTGTAGGCAACATTGTTTCATATTCTGACTCAGTGACCTACACAGCGTCGTCGGAGAGCGGTGATTCCGGCTCGGCCGTGTTGGCGAAAGTCAACAATATGGACATGGTGGTGGCAGTTCATAAGAAAGGAAATAACGATCAGTCAACCAATTCAGGTGTTTCCATCATGAATGTGGTTCAACTGGTCGCAGAAAATCCTTTTGACGGCAAAGTTTTTCAATAGGGCCTTGGGAGAATGCCCTCAACTCCCGCTATCGTGATCTCCTGAAGACCTTGGGTGTACTTCGGGAGCTAGATTGCGATAGGACTGTACACGGCGCACCCTCATTATTTAGATACGACAAACGATTTTTCGGCAGGAATAGGTTCGTAAAGGATGCAGTGGTTGCAACTGCTCTTCCTACCAATATGAGCGGACAACATTCGCTCATGGCAACCCGTTATGAACCGTCTTCTTTG